GGATGCGGTACTTGTCGGTAGAGGGGGAGGGGTGGGCAACGGCAGACACCGCCGGGGCCGCCGAGTCGAACGGCTCGCCCCCACGACGTAGCCCCGTCTTGCGGCTTGCGCTCTGCTGCGCCTGAGTCGCACCACCCCTCCCCGCATTCGGCACGCACCCCGGCCCGCAGATCCACGGGCGCGAGGTGCGCTTTCCAGTCGAGCCGCAGCCACACAGCGTGTAGCCCAGCGCGCGAAGGTCGGCGGGGGCGATCACGACGCCAACTCCTTCCGCAGCGCCTCAAGCGCGATCTCGCGCTCAGCCAGCCACCACAGCCGCGTCGTCATGCTGCTCAGGTCGTCCGCCGCCAGCCAGTCGCACGCCAGCAGGTAGCGCAGGGCGGGGCACTCGGTCACGACGCCACCTCCTGGCCGATCAGCGACATCGCCCTCTCCCGGAAGTCCTCGCGCTGCCGCGACCCCGCAGGCCACCACCGCGCCGCACGAAGCCAGCGCTGCGCCCTCTGCGTGCGCGTAGGTGCGCGCCAGTTCCACCTACACAGACGATGCATCTTGGCGATCCTCGCCGCGAGAACGTCGAACACGTCCACCCACGGCGCGATAGGGCGCGCCGGAGTCGTCGGCTGCGTGTGGAACAGCGCGAGTTGCGTCACGACGCCACCGCCCGCATCTTGCGCCTGTAGTAGCGCCGCCGGTGGTAGGCTCGCCGCTCCTCGGGGTGGAGGCTCAGGTACACCTTCCACGCCGCCGCGCGCTTGGCCCTGCGGATCTCCGCGATGTCCGGCGGCAGCGCCGCCTGACGGCAGCAGTTCGGGCAGAAGCCCGTCTTGTTGCTCACCACCAGCGGGTGGTTCGGGCAGCGCGCCATCTTGCGGGAGGGCTTGTACGTCATGCCCCACCAACGTCCCGCATCTGCGCCGCCAACTGGTCAATCGCGTGCGTCATCCGCGACTCCAACTGCTGCCGCATCCGGCGCATCTCCGCAGCCGCGAGACGGTTGTGGATCGAGACGACCACGTTGTTCAGCGTGGACAGCCAGAAGAACGCCGCCACCAGCGGGACGCCCGCCATCCACGCGCCCACGCCAGCCGCCGGCATGGACAGCAGCGCGGCGTTCTGCGTCCAGCGCGTGGCATGAGCCAGCACGGCGCGCGCCTGCGGGTTGGGCTTCACGACGCCTGCGCCTCCGACGCGAACAACGCGCGCACCGCCTCGTCCAGCGACTTGAGCTCGTCGTCGCTCAGCGCGTACAGGCTCTTCCCCTTGTGCCCCATCTGCTCGATCACGGCGCGCACCTTGTCGCCCGACTCGAAGTCCTTGAGCGCATCCGCGATGCGCGACTCTGCGGCCTTGCGCTCGGCCGTGATCGCTCGCGCCGGGGGGCGCGGCTTCGCCGGAAGGGCCGGCGCCGCAGACCTGGACGGCTCGGCGTTCCTCACCACCGCATCGGCAGCCAGCGGCTCGCCAGCCTGTGCCATCTCGCTCTGCTCGTACAGACCGGCCAGCGTCCTCGGGAACGCCTTGCGAAGCGCCAGCGCCTCCGCGCACTTCGCCAGCATCAGGAAGGGCATCTTGCGCCACATCCGGTCGGAGGGGGCATCGGGGACGTACTCCAGCCAGCGCGCCGTAGCCGAGAACGCCACGCGCTGGCCGCTCACCATGCGGTAGACCGTCACCTTCGCCGTCTCGGGCACGGCCTCGGGCGAACCGGAGTCCACGACGTTCCCGCTCTTGTCGCGGCACGGGCCGTACTCGGCATCGTCGGTGCCCATGTGCTCGCCCGTGTCGCCAGCCCGCGACCGCATGAGGTCGATGCTCGTCACCGCGACGTAGCGACGGTGCCCGTTCTTGTCTTTCCTGACCTGGGGGTGGATCAGCCGATCCAGCGGGTGGACGTTCTGCCGCGCGCAGTCGTGCACGAACAACTGCAGCTCGGCGTCGGTGGAGTCGGGGAACACGGTGTCCCGCACGAGGCGCAGCACCTCGGGCGTGATCGCGGACGAAGCGGCCGTGGCCGCGGGAACGAGTGCGGTGCTCATAGGATCACATCTCCGTTGTCAGACTCAGCGCCATCCTCGGGCGCCTCGGAACCGTTCAGCAGCCAGCGCGGGGCGGCGAGGACGCCACCACGCGGCGCGGGCCAGCGATTCGTACGCACGCACTCCGCGTGCAGGTCCAGCAGGCGGCGGGCCTCCCCGTGCGCCCAGTCCATCCACTCCGCGTCGAAGCGGTAGACCTGGACGTGCAGCGGGTACGCCTTGCTCAGGACGATGTGCGGGAAGTCCTCGGCGGGCTCCCCCATCTCCTCGGCCGCGCGCTCGTACCACGCGCGCTGGATGGGATAGCCGAGCTTGTCCGCCTCGGCGGCGAAGCCGTAGCGCCCGGCGTTGCGTGCGGTCTTGAGGTCGCAGGCGATGCCGAGGCCGAAGGCGTCGAAGCGAGCCTTGCACAGCATCCGCGTCTCGGCGTCCACCCACAGGGCCGTCGCCTCGCGGCGGTCGCAGCGGGCGAGGATGCCGCGCGCCTCCACCGCGTCGGGCTCGTCGCTCGCGTGGACGGCATCGCGGAGCGCCAGGACCAGACGGTAGTCGAACGGCTTGAGGATGATCGCGCCGGGGTTGGCCTGCTCGGCGGCGGCGCGGGCCTCCTTGTACGCCTTGGTGCGGCGGTCCATGTCGGACCCGTCCGGGTTGACGGGCTCCATCAGCACGCGCGACGGGAACAGGTCGGGCTCGAGGACGGCGAGGTGGGTGGCGGTCCCGATCTCCTGCGCCTCGGTGCTGCTGTCCTCGCGCTTCATGTAGTGCGCGGCGTGCAGCGGGGAGGTGCGGTAGGCGTTGAGCAGGCCGGAGGACACGGCCTTGAGCCCGTGGTACTCGGCGGCGGGGAGGTCAACCCAGCCCGGCTCGATGGGGGGCAGCTCGGTCACGACCGCACCCCCAGCCGGCGCGGGTCGCCGTACTGCTCCGCGAAGCCGCGCGCCAACTTGCGCTGCCACGCGTCCACGTTGATGGAGGTTTCACGGGCGCGGAGCCCGTCGCGGATGGCCTCGGCGCGGTCGATGAGGCAGCGCAGGCGCTCGATGCGGCGCTCCTGCGCTTCGATGCGGGCGCGGAGGATGCTCACTTGGCACCATCCCGGGCCGCGAGCATGGCGTCGGCCATCGTGAAGGCAGCGGCGGCGACGTTCTCCGGCGTGGGCTTGACGACCTCCCCGTCCCTACTGATCTCACCGCTGCCGCTCATGATGCCGACCATCGCCTGCCCCGCGAACCAATCGCGCAGGCTCATGCCTGCCTCCTGGCTCATGTGCCGCACACCCTCCATGTCCGTCCACCGATCCGGCGCCAAGGGGAACGCCGAGCCGCCGTCGTAGATGCCGCTCACGACCGCACCCCCAGCGCCCCGACGAAGGCCAGCAGCGCCGTCAGGTCGCGCTCGTACTCGTCCACCCTCTCACTGGCAACGTGCTTCTCGCACAGGCCGTGCAGCAGCGCGGGCCACTCGGTCAGCGCGTGTTCCTCGCACCCGTAGCGCAGGCGCGTGGCGCCGTCCCGCATCACAAGCGCGGTCCACCCGTAAGCGAGCAGCCAACCACCAGACAGGTGGCGCGCGACCTCGCCAGCGGCGATCTTGGCGCCTGCGAGGTAGGCGTCTGCGAGGTTGGCGTCTGCGAGGTTGGCGTCTGCGAGGTTGGCGCCTGCGAGGTCGGCGCCTGCGAGGTAGGCGCCTGCGAGGTTGGCGCCTGCGAGGTTGGCGTCTGCGAGGTTGGCGTCTGCGAGGTTGGCGCCTGCGAGGTCGGCGCCTGCGAGGTTGGCGCCTGCGAGGTCGGCGCCTGCGAGGTTGGCGCGCTCGCCACCATCCTCGCCGCGCAGCCACTTCGCGTGCTTGTCGAGAACATCGCGGATCTGTTCGGGGCTCACGACCGCGCCCCCGCCGTGGCCTCGCTGCACAACGCACAGCGCCCGTCCGTGCCGCTCGCGCCAGCGTCCCGGCCACACCCCTCGACGCACGGCTCGTCCGCCGGGTCGCGGTCGCACCTCTCGCACAGCCCCGGCGTGCCGTAGTAGCCGGGCTGGATCGTCCAGCCGCAGTCGTAGCACGTCGTCCGTCCGGTCCCTCGCAGGCTCATCGGTTGTCTCCCAGCGCGGCGAGGCACATCACGCCCAGCGCCGCAGCGACGTAGAGCGCGAGCGCCAGGAGGCGCACAGCGCGATGAAGAAGCCGACCGGCGCCCGGCCACCGCGAGGCATGGGAGGTGTGAGACCGGGGAAGAGCGGCGCCAGCGGCGCCGGTCGGCAGAGAGGTGCCGTGGCAGGGGCGGTCATCAGGGTCCGCCCCCCCACGGCTCACGAGCGGCGCGGGCAGGGCGGCGCGCAGGGGAGAAGCGCCAGCACCACATCCCAGGTCATCGGCGGCCTGGAGAGCCGCCCCCGTGCAAGTCGGATACGCGCCCTCGGGCGCGCAGAACTCGTCCACATGGCGCCGCAGCGCGTCGCGGAACAGCACGGATGTCTCTGCGCTGCTGGACACGCTCACGTCGCCTCCCTGCGCCGCACCAGCCACCAGGACCAGCGCGACACACACAGAATAGCCCAAGTGGACACAAGAGGCCACCGGGACCAAGGCCCCGCATTGCGTGGATCGACGAGAAAACCGAACAGCGCTCTCTATACGCAAGAATAGACCGGACGAAATGCGCCGTTTTCCGTGTGGACACAAGAGGCCATGTCACCGGCCGCGCTATGCTCCCGCCCATGCTCACCCCCGCGCCCTACCTCTACACGCGCCGCGAGGCCGCCTCCATCCTCCGCATCAGCCCACGCACCCTCGGTCGATGGGTCAGGTCCGGAATCCTGAGAGGAACGCGCGTCGGGCCGCGCCTGCTGCGATTCACAGAGGCCCAAATCGCCTCCGCGCGCAAACAGGCCGCGCAATGATCCTCGACACCGACACGCCCCGCGAGCGCCAGCCCGACCCGCTAGCCGAGGCCCTGCGCCTGCTGCGGCTCCACGAGGCTCGCGCCACCTACCTGCTCTCCTACGGCGACGCGTTCACTCAGCGCGTCCTGCGGGGCGAGCTCGATCAACACATCCTCTCGAACGACAACAACGGAAGGAACTGAGCCCATGAGCCTGGAACGAGTGACCCGTGAACTGATCGACCTCACGCCCAAGATGGCGGCGGAACTGCTGGCGAAGAACAAGGGCAACCGTGGGCTCGCCTCCGGGCGCGTCCGCGCCCTCGCCGCCGAGATCGAGCGCGGTGGCTGGACCTTCAACGGCCAGCCGATCATCGTGGACGGTGACGGGAACCTGCTCGACGGGCAGCACCGATGCGCCGCCGTCGTACTGTCCAAGAAGTCCGTGCGAACCCTGATCGTGCGAGGCGTCCATCGGGATGCTTTCCCGACCATCGACTGCGGCCGATCCCGCTCCGGCGCGGACGTGCTCACCGCAGGCGGGATGTCCAGCGCCAACCGTGTCGCAGCCGTCCTGCGGCTCGTCTGGCAGAACGAGCTCGGCGTGCTCGGTAGCATGGCCGCCGAGCACCGCCCCGCCAACAACGACATCGCCACCCTCGCCACCGACTACCCCACCGTGATCGAGTCCGTGCGCTACACCAACGGCAAGCGGCACATGAACACCGCGCCCGTCGCCTTCATGCATTGGGAGACGATGCGGAAGAACCCGAAGGACGCACGGCCCTTCTGGGACGCCGTGGAGACGGGCGAGGGCCTGAGCAGGGGAAGCCCCGCGCTCAAGCTCCGCGACACCCTGCTTGCCAACGCCACCATGCGCGCCAAGCATCGCCCGCTGGCCATCCTGGAGTTCTGCATCCGAGCCTGGGTCTGCTACCTCGCCAACCATCAGGTCAGCATCCTCAAGCCCGGCATCCTCGACCACGCCAAGATGCGCCGATCCAACGGGGACATCTTCATCCCCATGACCACGGAGGAGGCGGCCGAGGTGGTGCGCGACGCGCAGAGCACCCGCAAGAATCGTGACGCTCGGGCGTGAGCAACAAGACCTGCTCCACCTGCGCCATCTGGCGCGCACCACCGGGCATCGACACGGGCAAGATTCCGCGCGCTGTCGGGACGTGCGCCATCGGAGGGCCCGCCCCTGATCATGGCTGCTCCGACACCGCCGCAAGCGAGTCCTGCCCGAAGCACCGCGCCGCCACGGACACGACATGACCGCTATCACACTCCGGCCCTACCAGGAGCGCGCCGTATCCGAAGCGCTCGCCGCCGTTGCGTCCCACCCCACCATCCTCGTCGCGCCCACCGGAGCCGGCAAGACCGTCATGGGCGCCGAGGCCGTCGTCAGGAACGGAGCGCGAGCCCTCTGGATCGCCCACCGCCGCGAGCTGATCGGACAGGCCCACGAACGGCTACTGCGGTCAGGAATCCTATCCGGCATCATCCTCGCTGGACGCCCCGCCACCGTCGCGCCCGTCCAGGTCGCCTCCATCCAGACCCTCGCGCGCCGCGAGCCGCCACCCGCCGACCTCGTGGTGATCGACGAGTGCCACCACGCCACCGCCGACTCCTACCGCGCCCTGTTCGACAACTACGCGCACGCCAAGATCCTCGGCCTCACCGCCACCCCCTTCCGACTCGACGGCATCGGGCTGGGCGACGTCGGCTTCCAGCAGATCGTCGTGGCCGCCTCCACCGCCGAGCTCTGCGCCGACGGAACCCTCGTCGAGCCCACCATCTTCGCCCCCGAGTCCCCCGACCTCAGCGCCGTCCACACCGTCGCGGGAGACTTCAACCAGGGCGAAGCCGCCGACGTCATGCGCGGGCCCAAGATCGTCGGGCGCATCGTCGAGACCTGGCTCGCGCGCGCTCAGGGCCGCCGCACCGTCGTATTCGCCGTCAACGTCGAGCACTCCAAGAGCCTGCGCGACCGATTCCGCGCCGCAGGCGTCCGCGCCGCCCACATCGACGGCACCACCGGACCCGTCGAGCGCGCCGGCATCCTCGCCGACCTCGCCCACCACAGGATCGACGTCCTGTGCAACTGCATGATCCTCACCGAAGGCTGGGACCTCCCCGCCCTCGAGGTCGCCATCGTCGCCCGCCCCACCAAGTCCCTGCAACTGCACCTCCAGATGCTCGGCCGCATCATGCGCGCAGCCGAGGGCAAGGCCGGCGCCCTCGTCCTCGACCACGCCGGCAACTACGACCGCCACGGCCTCCCCACCCGCGCCCTCACCTACAGCCTCGACGGCTCCGTCAAGGCCGCCGCCATCGACTCCAAGAAGTGCCCCTCCTGCGGGCTCGTCCTGGCGCTGGGCGAGAACCCATGTCCCGACTGCGGCTACGTCTGGGGCTTGAGCGGCGCCCGGCCCGGCGTCTTCGAGGTCGAGGGGGCGCTCGAGGTCAAGCACGCCGCCAAGGCCGCCCCCGTCACCTGGGACGACAAGGCCCGCTTCTGGCGCCGCGCCTACCACCACGCCGTGCACAAGGGCAACCCCAAGATCGCGCTGGCTCGCTACAAGGCCACCTTCAACGAGTGGCCCGTCCACGTCGAGGACCGCCTCGTACAGCCAGCCCACGCCAGCGCCGACGAGATCACGGCGCTCCGGGAGGAGTGGAGGAGGCTCGGCCGGCAGATCGCCCTATCCAAGCCCTGGGGCAAGGACAACCCGGCGAAGGCATCCTGGTTCGCCAACAAGTTCGCATCGGACAAGGAGCGGGAGTTCCGCAAGGCAGCCACGGGAGGCGCATGAGCGAGCCCATCAGCACCGACGCGCCCTGGTCCGACGAGGACGCCGAGCGCGCGCTTCTCAGCGCCATCGTCGGCGCCTTCACCCTCGCCGAGAACGGCGACGCCATCACCGAGGCCGGCGACGCCATCGGCCGCGTCCAGGGCATCATCACCAGCCCCGAGTCCTTCTGGGCTCCCGCCCATCGGATGCTCTGGCGCGCCATCGTCGCCATCCACAACGCGGGCAGGCCCGCCGGCATCACCGCGATCCGCGCATGGCTCCGCGACGCCAAGGACGAGTCCGGCGCCGCAGACCACCTCAACGCGCTGCTCGGCGCCTACACCAGCACCGCCCACGTCGAGGATCACGCCGCCATCGTCGGCGAGATGCACCGGCGCCGTCTGCTGGAGCAGGCCGGCAGCGGCATCCGCGAGCGGTTGCGAGAGGGCGCCAGCGCCGCCGAGGCCGCACGCGCCATCGAGCACGCGCTGGCCAGCATCCACGCGCCCGCCACCAGCAGCCTCTTCGAGCCCGCCGACCTCGTGTGCTCCGACACGGAGGCCGTCATGCCGTGGGACGTCGAGGGGCTGTTCCCCTCCGGATGCGTCACCCTGCTCTGCTCCGAGCCCAAGTGCGGCAAGACCACCCTGCTCGCCCACATCGTCGCCGCCATGCTCACCGGGACCGAGGCCGTGGGGCTCGAGACGCGCAAGGCCGACGCCGTGGTCTGGGTCAGCGAGGAGGCCCGCGCCACCCTCCGCACAGCCCTCCTGCCCGCCAAGGCCAACCTGCCAGGGCTACACCTCATGATGCGGAGCCACCTCGGCGCCATCCCGTGGGCGCAGGTCGTCGCCGCCGCCGCGAGGCAGGCCGAGCAGACCAAGGCCGCCATGCTCATCATCGACACCCTCAGCGCATGGGCCGGATTCAAGGAGGGCGACGAGAACGACGCCGGCGTGGTCGAGTCTGCCGTGGCGCCGCTCAAGAGGATCGCGGCCAAGGGCGTGACCGTCGTGCTGGTCCACCACCTCTCCAAGTCCCCGGACAGGAAGGGAGTCGCCGCCATCCGGGGCTCCTCCGCGCTTGCCGGCGCGATGGACGGATACCTGCTGCTCCGCAAGGTCGGCCAGGCCGAGGACTCCACCGTCCGGAGCATCCAGGGCAACGGGCGCGGCGCCGGATGGGCTCAGGGCTTCACCTACGAGCGCGACCCCGCCGGCAGGCTGGTCCGCATCACCGACCGCCTCCAGGTTGCAAGCGCCGTCATGGGCAAGAAGATCCTCGACTACATCGCGCTTCAGCCGGGATGCACGATGAACGTGATCCACCGCGAGCTCGGCGGCCGGCGACAGACCGTGATCGAGGCCATCCGCGACCTCGAACGTCAGGGTCGCGTCCGCGTCCAGGGCGACGGCACCAACGGCACGCCGTCCACAGTCTGGCCCGCCTGAGCGCCAGAAAGTGTATCCCTGGCGTACCGGTTCCCGTTAGGGTCCGCGAACGTCGAAACGCGCAAACCACCAGTTCCCGCGCATGGGAACTGGGGTAAATCGGGAAAATGCAAGTTAGGCTAACAACACGCAAAACGAGGGGCTTTTTCGTGGCAGACAAGACACCCGCAAGAAATGGCTCTCCGGAGGCATGGCAACCAGTTCCCGAATCGCGGGAACCGGTCGGAACTGGTTGCGCCGGGCAAGCGCGACGACCCAGTTCCCCACGCGCCCCCGTAGGGGGCGTGGGAACTGGTCGGCGAGCCCCAACTTCCAACCAGTTCCCGATCCGCAGAATGGGCCCGGAACCGGTGTCCGATCAGAAGTCCGAGATTCGACCGGGCACCACCTGGATACTCGACGCCACGCGCGACTTCGTGACCCGCAAGCCGAGCCTCCCGGCCTGGGCGTGCTAGGCTAGTGCCCCGATGGTGCCCCCCCTCAAGAGCACCGGGGCATGGCCTGTGAGCGAGCGCCGCGAGCGCCGCCGGCTGATCGAGGAATGGCTGCTGAACGCGGTGTCGCGCCGCGAGATTCGCGCGCTGGCGGTGGCACGGTGGCCGGGGATCAGCACCGAGACGATCACGCGGGACCTCAGGCGCATCCGGGCCGCGTGGCGGGCCGAGGACAGCAAGCGCAGCGAGGACCGCCGCATCCGGGTCATCCGGCGGATGGAGGATTCCGCTCGGAAACTCCGGGAGGCCGGCGACCACCGCGCTGCGGCTGACGTGGACTACAAGATCGGCCGCCTGCTGGGCATGGGCCCGGAGGTCCACCGGCACACCACGGTCAACCTCGACCAGCGCCAGCAGACCGTCGTGGCGGTCGGAATCGCCGGATTCCAGCGCGCCGCGCTCGACCCGGAGGCCCGTGCGGCTGCGCTGGTTCTCCTGAGAGCCATTCAGACGGGGAGGATGGCGCCTGGATCGACCGACACAATACAAGCGCCTCCTAAGCCATCCTGTGAAGTCTCGGAGGCTGCGGAAAATCCCGCAACATGACCGGCGCGCAGGACCTCGCCGTAGACTTGGCCCGCGTCCACCCCGCCGCCTGGGGCCACCTCGTCACGCGCGGCACCTACCGCACCGCGCGCCACATCGAGGTCATGCTCGACGCCGCGATGGACGCCGTGCGCGACGGCTCCGGCCTGATCGTCACCACCCCCCCCCGTCACTCCAAGTCGCAGAGCCTCGCCCGCGTGTTCGCCGGCTTCACCCTCTGCCGCTGGCCCGAGAAGCGCGTGGTTGTGGCGTCGGCAGCCTCCAGCCTAGCCGTCACCCACTCCAAGCAGGCCCGCCGCGACGTGGAGGAATGGGGCGAGACGGTGTTCGGCGTCCGCGTGGACCCCCGCTCCGGCGCCGCCGACCATTGGGAGCTCGACGGCCACCAGGGCGGATACCGCGCCGTGGGCGTCGGAACCCTGCTGACCGGCTTCGGCTCCGACCTCCTGCTGGTGGACGACTACTGCCCAGACGCCGAGGCCGCCCTGTCCGACGTGCAACGCGAGGCCGTCTGGGACTGGTGGGAGTCGGTCGCCAGCACCCGCCTAGAGCCCGGCGCGGCGAAGGTTGTATTCGCTACGCGATGGCACTCCGACGACCTGATCGGGCGCCTTCTGACCCGCGAACCAGGGCGCTGGCGGCTGCTCAGGCTCCCGGCGCTTGCAGAGAGCAACGATCCGCTCGGCCGAGCCCCCGGAGACGCTCTCTGGCCCGAGCGATGGCCGCGCGCGGCGCTTGAGGATGTCAAGGCCAGCAAGGGCGCCTTCTGGTGGTCCGCGATGTACCAGGGCAGCCCCGTCCCCGAGGGCGGCGGCATCTTCAAGCCGTCGTGGTGGCGCGACCGCCGATACATCCGTGACGGCGAGGGCGCCCCCTTCGTCTGCACCGACGAGCGATCCTTCCGCCTTCCCGACCTGATGCGCTTCGTCGTGGTGGACACGGCGTTGACCGAGCGCCAGACCAGCGACTACACCGTGATCCTCGCTTGCGGCGTGACCGAGGATCGGCGACTGCTGGTGCTCGACATGGACCGTCGTCGGATGGAGGGTCCAGACACCATCCCAGCCGTCCGAGCCATGCTCAACCGATGGGGCGCGCGCATGGCGTGGGTCGAGCAATCGACGCAGAGCCTCTACTTCATCCAGCAGGCGCGACGCGAGGGCTTGCCCATCCGCGCCTACGGCAAGGCCGGCGAGGTCGAGCTTCGTCTGCCCACCGGAGGCGGATCCGATCCCAAGGTTCCGACCTACTACGCCGCGACGCCGATGGTCGAGGCGGGTCGGCTCTACCTCCCGCGCCAAGCCGCCTGGCTGTCCGACCTCGAGGCCGAGATGTCCACCGTCCCGTACAGCAGCACGGGGCATGACGACGCCGCCGAGACGTTGGCGGTGGCGTGCCTGCTGGCAGACCATCTGCGGCAGGGCCCTCCGTTGTGGGCCACCTACAACCCGCAGTCCGAGGCCGTGCCGGTGGACGTGCGCCGGGAGATCCCGCGTGCGCCCGAGACGCGCGGCAGCAACGGCTACGGGATCGTGCGACCGCCGAGGTAGCGCCGGGGTGTGCTACGGTCTGAGGTGCCCCCCGGCACCGTGCCGGGCACCGGGGGGCGGGACGATGGCTCGCAAGCCGCCACCATCCGCCGTGAGCCTAGACCGCTCACGGGACAGGAGCGCACGATGGCAGGCGAGTCCGGCAACCCCTACCCCCTCTTCACCCAGCGTCCCAACGGCGACCTCTACAACTGGGCGCTGACGATGGCCGAGCGCCGTCGCACGCGCATCTACGATCCGTCCTTCGGGCTCGCCTCCGACGCGCACGTCTACGAGAAGCTGCTCCGCGTCCCCGTGATCAAGCACGGCGTGGTCCAGCGCGCCTCGCAGGTGAGCGGCAGGGACTGGACGACGGTCCCCGCCACGAGCCGGTCTGAGGACGTGCGCCTCGCCCACGTCATGAACGACCTCATCGCGGAGATCGGTCACTTCGACGCGGCGCGGTTCCGCCTGGCGCACTCGTTCTTCTACGGCTCGACCTACGAGGAGATGCGCGGCGACTTCGAGCGCGTGCGTCTGACCCATGACGACAAGGCGCGCCGCTGGTGGGTGGTGCGCGACATGAAGAACGTGGACAAGCGCCGATTCACGCGCTGGCGCGGCTTCGAGGGTGGCGATCCCGACCGCAGCGAGTGGGTGATGTGGGACACGCGCAAGAGCCGCTGGGCGCGCGTCAGCGATCCGGACCGCTTCGTGAAGCACGTCTACGACGACCGCGAGCAGATGCTCGGCTTCGGCACGGGGCTGGTGGACGCGCTGTTCTGGGCCGCCTACGCGCTGACCGAGGCCGAGACGCAGGGCTTGTCGGGTCTGGAGCGCTGGGCGCAGGGCTGGATCGTGGCGAAGGTCGGAGAGGAGCGGGCCGGCAGCACCGACCGCACGAACGACGATGTGGTGAGCCGGTGGGTGGACAAGCTCCGCAACCAGCGCAGCCACCACGTTCTCGTCCACGGCGCGCAGGACCAGATCGAGGTCCACGAGACGAGCGGCAGCGGTCACGCGATCGTCGTGGACTTCTGCAATATGCTCAAGACGGACATCACCCGTCTGATCCTCGGCTCGCAGCGTCCCACGGGTGGCGGTGGCGACGGCGCCTCCGGTGCTCGGGCGCAGGCGAGCGTGGAGGCCGAGAGCACCGAGGCGGTGATCCAGTACGACCAGGGCGAGCTCGACGAGTGCATCTCGCACGACCTGATCGGCTACCTGTGGCGGATGAACCGACCGATCTTCGTGGAGATGGGGCTGGGCTCCGCGCGCCTGCCGAAGTTCCAGAGCGTGAAGCAGCGGATCGAGGACCCCGAGGTCAACAGTCGCGTGGTGGAGACGCTGCTCCGTGCCGGCGTGCCGCTGGTGGAGGAGGAGGTCTACGCGAAGGCGGGCTTCCGCGTGCCCCGGGCGAACGAGCGGGTGATCGAGCCGCGTCCTGCTCCGCAGGTCGGGGGCCTGCCGCTGTGACGCTCAAGACGGGCGAGTGGTCCGGCGAGCGGGTCTGGGTGGTGGGCGCGGGCGCGTCGCTGCGCGGGTTCGACTTCGGGCTCATCGCCGGGGATCGTTCGATCGGTTGCAACCACGCGATGCGATGGACGACGGCGGGGATGGCGAACGACGGGCGCTGGGTGCGCGAGTTCGGTTCGATGCCGGGAGCGGAGCATCGCTGCTGGCTGGCGACGGAGGATTCGTGGACGGCGCCGGAGCCGTGGCAGGTGTTGCGGAAGGCGCGGCCGGAGCGTTGGACGGATCGGCTCGAGGACGGACTGATCCACGGGCCGCTCACGGGGCTGACGGCGATCCATCTCGCGGACATCCTGGGCGCGAAGGAGATCCTGCTGCTGGGCTTCGACATGAGGCCGGAGGGTCCGACGCACTACCACACGGACTACGCGGGGCGCGAGGGCTGGGAGACGAAGCCCGCCGCCTACGCGGGGCATCTCGACCACTTCCGGCGCTGGGCCGGGTGCATCCGTGCCGAGGTCTACAACCTGACGCCGGGCAGCGCGCTTGACGCCTTCCCGATGCGGTCGGCGTTGTGGGGACGCAAGGGCCTTCGCGGGCTGGTGAGGCACGCATGACGCTAACGCCCGAGCAGGCCGCCGAGGTGGCGAAGTACGAGCGTTGCTACGTCGATCCCGCCTACCGGATGGGCTCGGATCGGCTGCGCCAATGCGAGGCGCTGATGCGCGACCCGGCGCCGGGGGCGACGTTCCTGGACGTGGGGTGCGGTCGCGGCGAGACGTTGGCGCTGGCCGAGCGGCTGGGCTACGCGGACTGGTGGGGCGTGGAGGCGGTCGAGTCGCTGCTGGGCGAGCGCGTGGTGCGGGGCGAGGCGTGGCGCGTGCCGTTCCCGGAGGACGCCTTCCACACGGTCGCCTGCTTTGACGTGCTGGAGCATCTGATCCGTGGTGACGACGCCGCGTGCGTGATGGACCTGTGCCGTGTGGCGAGCGCGCGGGTGCTGCTCACGATCGGGCTCTACCCTGCGACGTGGGGCGGCGGTCCCGACCTCCACATCAACCTGCGGACGCCGGAGGAGTGGACAGAGTGCCTGACGTGGTGGGCGCAGGGGTGGGTGGTGGAGCGGCGGGAGGGCCTCGACTGCAAGGGGATCAACGCCGCGTGGGTGCTGCGCCGTGCTTGACGAGCTCAAGGCTCACGGGTTCGGGACGGAGCCGATGGTCAAGGCCGGCTTCTACGAGTTCGTGTCGGTGGCGACGGGCGAGCGGCACGTCCGCTGGTGCGTCGTGGCCGAGCATCAGGTGTTCCTGACGCACGTCCGGGGTCAGCCGTGGCTGCGGCTTTCGTCGGGTGCGTGGGCGTGGCGCGGCCCGATCGAGGCGCCGGAGGTCGTATGAACGGGACGGACATCCTCAAGGCGCAGGTCGCGCAGGCCGAGCGGCGCGCGGAGATGGCGGTGCAGGTCGCCGCCAAGCGCGAGCAGCAGGTGATGTACTGGCAGGCGGTGGTCGGCTGGCTGATGCGGAAGCACGGTGAGACGAGCATCTGCGTGCCGAGCAGCGAGCACAACGACGTGGTGCGGACGAGCGGCATCAAGGTCGCGTTCGTGAAGGTGGTGCCGGAGGGTGGCGGGCCCGAGGAGGGCGCGATGACGGTGGACCTGATGACGCGGGAGGACATCGAGGCGCGGGCGGCGCAGCAGGAGGCGGCGAAGCCGATCCTGAAGTTGGTGCCGCGATGATGACGCCCGCGAACGAGATCGACAACCTGCTTCGCCGTGACGCGCGGCGCCTCACGCTCGCCCTGCTGGGCGTCGCTGCCGCGCACGTCACGGGGCGTGGCAGGGATTCGGCGTTCGCGGACCTGTTCGGCTACGTCACGACGCTGCTGGCGGCGGGGGACCTGCTGGGTCGGCGCCGGGTGCTGCTGGCGAGCAAGGCGCTCGGGGCGAACGTGTCAACGCCCGCGCCGTCCACGCCGTTCACGCCGACGCCGCCCGCGCCACCGGTGGCGCCGCCTGCCGGTGCTGGCGGGCCGCTGGTGCCAGATGGTCCGGGCATCCCGAAGATCGACTTCCCCGAGGCGATGGCGAACCTGGAACTGCGCCAGCCGAGGTTGCTGGGCTCGATTCCGGGCGAGGGTACGGTCGCGGAGCGGATGGGCAGGATCTACGCCGAGGGCGGGTTCAGCCTTGCGCGGGCGGCCGAGCAGGAGACGGTGGCGCGGGTGCAGGCGGTTCTCGCGGACGCGATGCGGCGCGGGGTGCCGTCGCTGACGACGCAGCAGGTTGTGGCCGAGATGGGGCCTTGGACGCGCTCCTACGCCAACACGGTCTGGCGGAACAACCTGAACACGGCCTACACGGCTGGCGTGTTCGAGCAGATGAATGACCCGGACGTGCAGAGCGTGATCGGGGCGCTGGCGTTCGACGCGGTGACGGACTCGGACACCACGCCGATCTGCAAGGCGTGCGACGGGACGGTGGGGACGCCGGGCGACCTGGAACGGCTCGGGCGTGTCCCTCCGATGCATCACAACTGCCGTTCGAGCGTGCGGTTCGTGGACTACGCGACGCTCAAGCGGATGGGTCTGTTCAAGGACGGGCGCGTGGTGCCCCGGGTGCCGAACCCGGACGTGACGGCGGCGCCGGGCTTCGGCCACCGGCGCGGGCTGAGGTTGTCGCCGTGACCGACGATCTTCGAGACGACATCGTGCGCGCCGTGCGCGAGCATGGGGCCAAGCGGCTCGCCTTCGAGGCAGGGGTGCGCCGGGAGACGGTGAGCCGGTGGGTGAACGAGCACCATGACCCGTCGCCTGTGGCGCGGCGTGCGCTGGTGGTGGCGCTGGAACGTCTGAACGTGACAAGTGCCACGCCGAGCCAGGGGAACGCGCGTCGATGAGTCGCTAGGTTCGTGGTCATGTACGCGCCCGGCCCCCGGCAGATCATCGACCACACGGCAGGCATCGCGTCGAAGGACGCGGACACCGACTGGCTCGCCACGGACTTCGCGTGCGGGGGCGGTCGGGCGGCGCGTATCGCGGTGGTGCTGGCGACGGGGCGCGCGATCAAGCTCGTGGACGACACGGGCACGGTGATCGGGCTCAACGGCGGCACGGCTCTGACCGCGAACCAGCTCTACGTGTTCGACGTGCCGTGCTCCAGCGCGCGCACCTACAACCTCCAGAACGTGGGCGGCGCGAGCGTGATCGACTACCTGCTGATCTGGGAGATCGAGGGGGCGGCGCTGTGACGTTCGCTCCGCAGGGTTCCGGGTCTGCGTCGCAGCCTGCGGCGACGAAGGTCACGGTCTACACCAGCGGCTCGGGCACGCACACCTACACCTCGGGGGCTCGTGCGGCGCAGATCGTGTGCGTCGGCGCCGGCGGTGGCGGCGGCGGGGTGGACGGGAACAACTCGCAGGCGGCCGGGTCCGGTGGCGGTGGCGCTGGCGGGGTGGTGGTCAAGTACCGCTCGTCGCTGGGTGCGTCGGAGGCGTACGCGGTCGGTGCCGGCGGTGCTGGCGGGACCGCAGGCCCGAACGACGGGACGGCGGGCGGTGACACGACGTTCGGCGCTGGCGGGACGCTGATCACGGCCAAGGGCGGAAGCGGCGGCCCGAACCAGGCGAGCGCGACGGGCGCCGCGCTGGTCGCTGGCGGTGCTGGCGGTGCTGCTGGTTCTGGCGGCGACGTGAACGGGGCTGGCGCTCCGGGCTCTCCGGGCGGTCACGTCTCGATCACGGTGGGTTTCGGTGGGAACGGCGGATCGAGCCCGTACGGGCGTGGCGGTCTTGGGCCTGTCGCGGTCGGCGCCGGGGTCAACGCGGCCGGCTACGGCGCTGGCGGCTCGGGTGCGTTCACGACGGACGCGACGGACCGTGCCGGCGGTGACGGGTCCGGCGGGCTCATCATCGTGACGGAGTACTTCTGATGCTCCAGCACGACGGCTTCGACGTGGTGGAGAACGCTGACGGCACGCGGACGATGCTCGACGTGCCGGTGTTCTACGAATGCGAGCGGGACGGTGACGAGTACAGCGCCGAGTGGATCGGGGCTGCGTTCGACCGTCTGCGCGAGTGGGAGCGTGACGGGCATCTGCCGCCGCTGACGATCGGGCATCGGCGCAAGGACAACCCCGAGCCCGAGGGCGCGGGTTGGTTCCGCGCCACGCGCGTCGGCCGCTTCCGTGGTCGGCGCGCGATCTTCGCTGACCTGACGCTGAACGATCGTGCGTGGCGTGAGGTGAGCGCCAAGCGTCTGCCGTACCGCAGCGCCGAGGTGGTGCGCCCGGGTCGCGGCGAGCCCGAGGTGGAGTCGGTCGCGCTGCTGGACAACGCGCCCTATCTCCAGATGCCCATGACCTTCGCCAAGAGCGGCGGCGGTGTGACAGGTGCCACAGAGGCAGAGGTGACGCCGGTTGCTGCCGATGCAAGTCTGGCGCCCGTGGTGGCGTTCGCCTCGTTCGGCGACCGCTGCCTGATCTTCAGCGAGGCCCCGATGCGGAAGCGCAAGTTCGCCAAGGACGCGCCGGACGAGTCCAAGCCTGATGGCGAGGCTCCCCCGGCGCCGCCCAAGGCCGAGGACGCGCCCGCGCCGAGGGCTGCCGCCGGCATGAGCGAGGCGGTTCAGAAGATCAGCGACCTCGCCGCGACCGCCGTTCCGCTTCAGGACGTGCCCGCCGTGATCCGTCTGCTGGAGGAGAAGCTCGCCGCGCTCAAGGGCGCGATGCGCCCTCCTGAGGACGATCACGACGAGCAGGACGACGAGGACGACGCCGAGGACGGTGGTGAGGACAAGGGCGTTCGTCCCAGCGACGACACTTCGGAGCCGGACGGCAAGAGCAAGCCGCCGGCCAACGGCAAGGAGCCGATGAACATGAGCGCAGACAACAGCAAGGTGGCGGGCCCGGTGGACGCCGAGGCGCTGGCGAAGTTCGCCGCCGAGAACGCGGCGCTCAAGGGGCGGATGGACGCCTTCGAGGCCGAGCAGAAGCGCGAGCGCGCGATCTTCGCGGCGGTGAAGGACCTCGCCGACTACAACATCGGCGGGGAGCCCGAGGCGGTGATCCGTGGCGTGGTGACCGAGGCGGGCGATGCGTGGGAGAAGACGCTCGCCATCTTCTCGGCGCACACGAAGAAGATCGCGCCCAAGCGCGGGCGTTCGGGCGCGTCGGATGCGTCGCTGCCCGAGGCCGACTCCGAGCTGTACCCGGCAGAGGTGGCGGCGCTGGGCTGCAAGACGCCGGAGGACGGCGCGGTGGCGCTGCGGTGCTTCGCGGCATGGAAGGCCAACAGCGGCGGCGTCCCGTTCGACGCCTACCACAAGTTCAACGCCAAGCACTTCGGTGCTCTGGCCGGCAAGTGAGGAACTGACCCATGGCTCTCAGCGACAACAAGGTCCGTCGGCTGCGCGAGTGGCAGCGCATCGCCCAGCAGGTGGCGAGCGGCAGCACGATCTACCAGGGCGGGTTCCTCGCTCTTGGCGGCGCCTCGGCCTCGAGCCCCGGCCGTCTGGTGCCGTTCAACGATGCCGCCGGCCTGATCCCCTACGGTCTGTCGCAGGGCGGCGGCGGCTCGGGCACCTCGCAGGGCCAGAACAGCGTCGTGGGCGACGCGACGGCCAACAACATGGTGAGCGCCGCGCTGGACGGGTTCGTGGTCGAGAAGACCGCGATCACGGGCCTCTCGGCCATCACGCAGATCGGCGCCTACGTCTACCTGACGGACGACGACACCTTCACGGTGACGCGCCCCACGGTGGGCGGCGCGCTGGTGGGCGAGGTGTGCGCGTACCGTGCGACGAGCGAGGGCGACGTGTTCTGCTACCCGGTGCCGGTGCTGCGCGCGCTGGTGGCGGGCGGTGCGGGTCGCACGCTGCTGAGCCTGGGCTCGTTCGACTGGGTGAGCATCGCCAACGGCGACATCCTGACGAACTTCCCCGCGCCCTACAGCGGCAAGATCGTCAAGTTCTTCGCCGTCATCGACATCGCCCTGACGGGCACCTCGGGCTCGGCCACGCTGAACATGGAGATCGGGACGACGGACGTGGGGCCGACCACGCCCACGACCATCGTGCTCTCGACCGCCGCGACGCCCACGAAGGGCCAGGTGGTGGCGAGCGCCGCGATCACGGCGAACAACGTGTTCAGCGAGGGTGACAACCTGAGCATCGAGGCTGCCTCGGTGGCCACGACCCGCACCACGGGTCGGTTCAACTTCTACGCGCTCATCGAGCGCGGTCCCGGCCTGTGACCCTGGACTAGCAAGGAGCAGCGAACATGAGCGTCTCTCTCGTACAGACCGGCGTCACCCTCCAGGGCGGTGCTGGCGTCGCGCTGGGTCTGAACGCGGCCTTCCGCCAGACCTACGACCTGAAGATGGAGTACTGGCGCGGCCTGCTGCCGATGTTCATGGACATCGTGCCCAGCGGCATGGAGCTGGAGTCCTACTTCTACAGCGAGTCGCGCCCGTACCCGGTGCGCTGGCCCTCGGGGACCACGCGTGGCACCAAGGGCTTCAAGCGCATCCGCTACACCGTCGTCAACAAGGACTGGACGAGCGGTGTGGGCTGGAACCGCAACCAGGTCGCGGACGACGTGACCAAGAGCCTGATGGGCGACGTGAAGGAGACGGCCTCGCGCTGGGCGACGCTCGAGATGCGAGTGGCGGCGCAGGTGATTGAGGGCGCCACCGACTTCGACCTGCTGGACACGATCCCGAACAGCCCGGACGGTGCGGACCTGTTCAACGCGACGGACGGCGCCGGCGCCAACCGCTTCGGCGTGTCGGGCGGCAACATCATCAGCGGCAGCGGCGTGGCGAACGAGTCGCAGATCATCAAGGACTTCTACGCCGCGCAGGCCCGGTTCCTGAACTTCAAGGACACGGAGAGCCAGCCGCTGATCGACCCCGGCACGTTCGTCGAGGGGTTCGTGGTGATGTACCCCCCGGCGCTGACGGAGGTGATGAAGCGCGCCTTCCGCGCCGAGGTGACGCTGGCGACGATCACGGCGACGGGTGCGACCGCTGCTGCCGCGTCGAACGTGGCGGCGGCCGGCACGAACAACCCGGTGCTCGCGGCCGGTGACAACGTGACTCTGTTCCCCAACCCGTACCTGACCGACACGTCGGACTGGTACGTCTTCCTCAAGGGCGCGAACGTCAAGCCGCTGTTCTGGCAGGACCGCCAGGGCATCGAGGAGCGCATCCTCACGGCCGAGACGGGCGACCGTCACGCCATCCTCACCAAGGAGGAGGCGATCCTGTGGGACAAGCGCGGGACGATGGGCGTGAACGTGCCCTACGGCGCGCTGATGGTGAACAACTAAGCCGGGTCGGCGCTGGTGCCTGCCCGGGTCCGGTAAGGCCGAAAGGCTGCGGAGGACACATGGCGACGATGGCTCCTGTGAAGGTGACTCTCCCCCAGGTCAAGGACCCGGAGGGCGAGCAGTTCTGGATCGGCGTCACCGAGGACGCGCCGTTCTTCAGCGAGAAGATCGGCGGGTTCACGTTCCAGCGCGACTCGTTCGCAATCGTGCGGGACGAGATGGGTCAGCCGAAGGACGACCCGCGTTCCGGCATGACGCAGGTGGACTACAGCGTCGGCCTGCTGGTGACGATCACGGCCGAGGACATGGCGAAGATCGCGGAGGGCATCGAGCGCCGGGTGTGCTCGGTGATCAACCTCCCGGACAAGATCGACCCGCAGACGGGTTCGGTGCTGGAGCGTGGCCGGAAGCGTGGCCGTGTGGCGCGCATCGGCTCGGCCGGCTACCAGCGCGTGCGCGGGGAGGAGCCGATCGGCCGGTACCTGTTCGTGCTGCCTGCGGCCGAGCGGATGAAGCACGGTCGCGGCAGCCGCCCCCCCACGGTGCTCCCGCCGAAGTGAGGACCTGATGGCCACGCCGTCCCAGGCCGAGATCGAAGCCTACTGGAAGGCCGTGGTGGCCTCGGTGGAGAACTTCCGCAGCAACGCGGACGGCACGCTCGTCGGCAACATCGACACGGCGCAGCAGGCGATGGAGGGCGACTACATCGCGTCGCAGGGCGCGGCGTCGGTGGCGACGTGGCGTGCGCGCCTTGCCGGTGTGATCACGCGCGACATCCTGGCCGAGATGTTGACGCCGATCGTGCTGGAGTACGGCAAGTTCATCGGCTCGCCGGGTGCGTGGCGTGGGGACGTGCAGCGGTGCCTGCGGGACCTGTACGTCTACTGGCACGCGAACACGCGGACGCTCAAGAGCCGAAACTTCACGCACGGTGCCGCGTCGGCGGTCGGGTCGCCCGTGGGCACGGGTTCCATCTCGCGCTTGACGGTGGACGAGAACAACTACCGGCTGGAGTCCTGCACGCCCGAGGTCAAGACGCTCAAGTGCCTCCAGGATGGCAGCACGGGCGCGCGGCGGCACGAGGAGTTGTTCGAGCTGCGCGGAACGTCGGCCAGCATCGACACGCTGGCGTCGGCTTCTCACGGCTCCGGGCTCCGCAGGACGCTCTACAGCCACCACGCGGGCACGGGTCCGGGCGGGTCGCTGCTGCGGAACTGCGCGTTCGCGGACTACAACTCGGGCGGGACGACGGTCACGAAGTTCCCCGGCTGGACGGTGACGAGCAGCGCGAGCAACGTGACGGCGGATTCCACGGTGTTCCGTGGGTTCCCCGGCTCCAGCGAGAACACGACGGGCGGGCCTACGCCGCAGTCGATCAAGTTCACGGCGGATGATGGGATCACGCAGAAGATCGCGGACGCGGGGTTCAGTCTGGACCCGAGCGTGCCGTACTTCCTGCGGGTGATGCTGTACCGGCAGGCGAGCGCGACGGGGACGGTGACGCTCTCGTTCGGCTCGCAGACGGTGACGCAGGCGCTCGGGTCGCTGACGAACACGACCTGGACCGAGCTCGCCATGACCATCGGGCAGAAGAACTGGCCGAAGTACGTTGACGAGGCCAACCTGGACATCGGGATCAGCGTGGCGTCTCTGGCGACGGGGACGTTCCTGGCTGGGGACATCCTGTTCGCGCCGTTCGATGCGTTCGACGGGACGTGGTGGTTTGTGCGTGGTGGCGCTACGGCGTGGGCGCTGGACGACGCCTACACGTTCACGGACACGGGCGGCGCGGCAGCGGACGCCAAGTTGCAGTACTGGCTCCAATGGGCGTTCCCCAGCTTCTACCTGCCCAGCACGACGGGCACTCCTACTGTGTCGGACCCGTGATCCATGGCGGCGCTGACGACCGAGTTTCTGGCGCGGTACTCGGATGCGCGGGTCCGTGCGCTGACGCTGCCTGACAATCAGGTGGCGTCGTCCTACGACGCGACGAAGTTGGCGCAGGCGGCGACGGACGCGACGCAGGAGTTCCAGACGTTGTGCGGCACGACGCTGGACACGTCGAACGTGAACCACGTCCGGGTCGCCGTGCTGCTGATGGAGGCGTTGCTGCTGGAATGGGGCAGCGGCGGTGCGGCGATGGGCAAGGAGGTCCGTGCGCGCGCCGAGGCGGTGGCGGATCGCGTGGCGAAGGTGACGGGTCGGAACCGGATCATGCCGGACAGCGATAGCGCGCTGGACCCGACGCGGGACCGGAGCGGGCAGCGTCCGGCGTTCGACACGCGCTACACGGAGTCGGTGCGGCTCAATCCGCCCGGTGGGGGCGTGCTGGAGCGCCCCGATGTTTAGGATTGCGAGCATCGACTGGGGCAGCAGGTTCCAGGCGCTCGGTGACGCGCTCAAGTCGCCCCGGCGGGCCCTGACGCAGATCGGGGCCATCATGTCGGGGCGGTCGCGGGCGGCGTTCAAGGATCAGGGGCGGCCGGCGGGGACGTGGGCGGCGCGTGCGGTGCCGAACGTCCCGGGCATCCTGCGTGACTTCCATGCGGGGAGCCCGGCGCCGAAGCAGCGTCGGTTCGATGCCCGTCCGGCGGTGGTGGACGAGGGCACGCTCGCGCGGTCGGTGACGTTCGAGATCGTGAACGACAAGCGCGTGGAGGTCGGCGTTCACGGTCCGGCGGGCGCGTACGTTGACAAGCAGCACTTCGGCGGCGAGTCGGCGACGGAGCCGAACACGCCGGAGTTCAAGGCATGGCTCTGGCGCTGGCTCAAGGGGCCGGGGCAGGGCTGGAAGGCTGACCTGTCCTACCTGCTCAACAAGAACAGGCTCGGGCCGGAGACGTGGAACGTGCGGGCGCGGCCGATCTTCGTGCTGCTGCCGCAGGACGTGGTGGACATCGCGGAGATGACCGGCGTCGAGATCGTCGCGGAGGTGAACGCTTGAGCGCCCCCGCGTTTCAGAGGGTGTTGGAGTACCCTTGCCGGCTGGCCTTCGGCTGTACGGACCTGACGGCGGCGTGGCCGCACGGCGGGACGGGGCTCGGCTTCACGGACCTCGTGGTGGTGACGCTGGCGGCGCCCGTCCATGTGATTCAGGCGCAGGAGTTGCCCGGGGCGAGCGCGATTGACGCGGTGGCGTGCGGCGAGGGCTGGAGCATGACGTTCGTGCTGCGGGATGCGGACCCGGACGCCTACACGCGGTTCTTCCTGAACACGAGCACGGGGACGGTGAGCCAGCGGCCGAAGGTGGTGAGCCCGAGCACGAATCGTGCGGGGTACAGTCTGTCCAGCCGTGCTACGGTTCTGGTGGTGACGCCGGAGACGGTGGTCAACGGATTCGAGGACCAGCACGACCTCGTGGTGTTCTACCGAGCCCTCCCCCACGTTCAGGCCACGGCCGACCTTGAGCACCGGCTCGGCCGGGAGCGCGGCATCCCGTTGGCGGTGGTGGGCATCCCGAACGCGAGCGGGAAGGCTGTGGAGATGGGTCGGCTCCGTGACCTCACGGCGGTGGCGTGATGTGGCCCTTCGCTCGCAAGGTGGACTGGCTGGCCTCCGACTGGGCGGTGTTCTTCGCCGCCGGGGGTGTCTTGTCGGTCGAGGACTGGGAGCGCATGACGCCGGCGAGCCGTGGGCAGGCCGTGGTGGCGCGGGCGTGGGCGGCCTCTGGGCGGCCTGAGGCGGCCCCTGAGCGGCCGGAGGCCCCTGCCGCCGTGTCCGGGATGCCGGATGGCGTGGCGGGCTTCGTGGACGCGCTGAAGTCCATCGGGGCGACGGCGGCCGGGGGTGTCCCGTGAACCGCTGGCAGGTGCTCCGGCAGATGCGCTACCGCTGCTGGTCGAAGGTGTGGCCGGGCAGCGGTGGCGAGCGGGTGGTGGCCACGCCGATCATCTCCCCCGGCATGACGGTGGAGGAGTTGCTCGGGGCGGTCCGGGCTGGTCCGATGGTGGCGTTCAACGCCGGAGACGACCAGGCCGACGAGGCGAGCGGCGCGCTGGGTGTCGCGGTGATCCCGGTCACGATCGCGGTGCAGATGAGCAACGACCGGACGGGATCGGGCGCGCTGGTGGGCTCCCACGGCGCCCGGCTCCACAGCGACGGCGCCTACGGGCAGACATCCAGCCAGGGGCGTGGGCTTCTCGAGGTGGAGGAGGTGGTGCTGGACGCGATCCGGCAGGGGGCCGGGGACATCGGGCTCGCCATGCAGGCGCGTCCGGTCGGCGCCCCGATGGCTGGCAGCGTCGGTGGTCTGGGTATCGCGGTGCGGGAGTACCGGATCGAGGTGCGCTGTATGTCGGCGCGGTACTACCACCCTCCCCAGCGCCTGATCGCCACGGGCAACGTGTTGTCGTGGGCGCTCCCGCCGGACAGGTTCGACCGCTACAAGATCGTCCTGCGCTACGCCTCGGGTGCGACGGCTCCGACAGGCCCCACGGCGGGGACCGGGATCACGCTCGCCAGCGACCTCGCTACGAGCGTGGACGTGACCGGGACGCTGGCGGCGGGCACCTACTCGTTCGCGTTGTTCGCGGCCTACGATGAGACGCGGGACGTGGTGCTGGGGCAGACCTTGAGCGAGGCGCAGCGGCACTCGTCGCAGGAGGTCGGCTCCTACCGCAACAGCGTGGCGGTGACATGATCCAGGGCAAGGCCAGGATCGGCGTCGAGTTGGACACGGAGGAAGCCCTGCGCCAGTTGCAGGCGCTCCAGGGCAGCATCGGTCCGGGCGGTTCCGGCGGCGGGACGGTGAACGTGCCGGGGTCGCCTGCGCGTCCTCCCCCGCGCGTGCCCGTGTCGCTGCCACCGAGTGCTGGTGGCGGCGGCGGGTTCCTCGCCCCGGTGGGCGGGATGGCGGGTGCGGCGGCGTTGGCGGCGCTGGCGGTCACGCTCAAGGACGCGATCAAGGACGGCATGGCCCCGCTGAAGAACATCGCGGGCGAGTTGAGCAACGCGGTCCGTCGCGGTCTGGACGATCTGACGGGCGGCGCCGTGTCCAAGATGGGCACGGAGGGCCGTGCGCTGGAGGCGGCGCGAGAGAAGACGATGGAGTTCGGGCGCGAGACGTTCGGGCGTGCGTCGCCCGAGACGATCGACGCTTACATGAGGATGCAGTACGGCCTGCTGCTGATGAAGGAGCAGGGCGCTCGCAAGGCTGAGGACGTGGTGAAGGCTGGTCCGTGGACGACGCTCGGGGGGATCGGCCGATGACCACCAGCCCCGTCGTCACGCGCGAGCTGTCCATCGTCTACGGCGCGGTGACGATGGGCGGCAGCAGCGTCTACCACATCGACAAGTCGCCCGGGATGCTGGTCTGGCGCGTGAGCGGGACCGAGGCGACCGTCTCGTGGCACGTCGTGGTCCACGGGGCCAGCAGCGCGTCGGACCTCGACACGGCCTGCGGCACGCTGGAGGACGAGTTCCAGAAGCGGTTTCTGCGCTTCCGGGTGATTCATGACAGCGTGGACGTGATCGACTGGAACCCGAGCGGGTCGGTGAACACGGGGTTCCTCGCGCAGCCGCAGATCGAGGTGGTGGATCATCCCGCCACGACGGGGCGGTCGAGGATGTACCGCTGCTCCGTGACGGTGCAACTGCCGGCGACGGACAACACGGGCCGGCGGTGGGCGAGCATCGAGCTCGGCTACGACGATTCCGGCTGCAAGACGGTGACGATCACGGGGCAGTACACGGCGCAGGGCAGCAACGGGGCCCGCGCCAACTACGAGGCCAAGATCGGCACGTTCGCGTCGGCCGCGCTGGCGGCGCTCGGCGGCACCTACAACAGTCAGCCGACGATGGAGAGCGCGACGGCCGACGATCAGGACAAGCTCTGCGACTTCCGCCGCGTCTACCGTGCGATCAACTACGCCGAGACGGCGAGCGGGAACATCGACGCGATCCTCGCGCACGAGGTGGCGTTCTCGCTGGCGTGGGAGGCTCCCGGTGACTCTCCGGGCGGTCCCTACGGCGAGGCGACGCGGCTTCAGGCGGTGACAGGCGTCTACAACGCCAGCGTGGACGTGCGGGTGACGACGGACCTCGACTCGCTCTGGTCGGGCACGCTGCGGTCCTACGTCATGGCTCAGGCGTCGGTTGCGTACCCCGGTGCGTCGGCGCTGGTGCGCGAGGACGTGACGTTCGACCGCCAGAACAACAAGATCCGCGCGACGGTGCTGCTGATGGTGGCGAGCGTCGGCGGCCTGCTGGAGTACCGGGTCACGCAGGAGTACCGGAACCTGCCGGGGAAGATCGTGGTCCCGGTGTGGAACAAGGACCGCTACGCGAAGCGGGTCTACCAGGGCCCGTCTGACACGCTCAGGACCACGACGGCGGTCTGGCGGGCGCAGACGGAGCGCGGTGCTCTGGGGGTGGTGCAGGGCACGTCCTACGCCGCCGGGAGCGTGGGCCGCAACGGAGACGGCCAGAACGCCGGCCCGGAGTCGGGCTGGATTCTGGTCGAGGAGGCGCAGCAGTCGAGCCCCGTTCGTCTTGGCATCCTGCGCCACGGTCGGACGATGGTCGTCTGGGAGTCCAGCGTCCGCATCGTGGAGACGTGGGCGGGCGCGGTGCGTTCTGGTGCGACCACGAGCGCGGGTGGTAGCGGTGCGCCGTCTGCTGGTGGTGGGAGCGGTCGAGGCGCCCCCCTGACGGGCGGGCTTCGTGCCGGTCCGGGCAGCGGCGGCGTGGGCGACAACGGGCTCGGGCTAAGACCGCCTCCCGGCGGGTTCCGTTGAGCCGTGGACACGGTCAAGGCCACTCTCGGGGACGCGACGCTCGACGCCAGCGGCGGCATCGGGTGGAGCGTGATCGCCGGGGTTGAGCCGTTCACGCAGACCTTCGTGCTGGACGCGGACGAGGCGGCCAAGATCGTGCCGCGCGAGGGGCGAAGGTCTGAGCCGCTGACGCTCCGGATCGAGGCGAGCAATGGCAAGACGATGGAGGTCCGCAACCTCTACGTCATCGGCGAGACGGAGACGATCGACCCCTACCGCCGCACGATCCTCGTGGCCGACCTCCGCATCTGGTGGCGCCGGCGCCGGTTCCGTGGCTCCTACAACGTCCGACGCCGGACGGGGGAGCGTCGAAGGCTGACCGAGGACGGGGTTCCCCAGCAGGTGCAGCAGGTCGCAGATGACGTGTTCTACCACCCCGCCACGCTCAAGGACGGCAAGCCGTGGCAGCCGCGCGAGGTGGTCGAGCGCATCCTCGAGGGGCTGGCGCCGGGTGCGTGGGTCGGCAGCCTTGGCGCGTTCGGGAGCCCTCCGCTGGAGGACCTGGACATCGACGATGAGGGCGGGACCGCGCTACGGCGGGCGATGAACTACCTGACCGGAGCGGACGTCTACGTCGGGATCGACGGGCGTGTCCACGTCTACGACACGACGGCGGTGGACGCGACGGCGCAACTGGTGGACCGGCTCAGGCGCGAGAACCCGTCCTTCGTGAACGGACAATGGCCGTCCTTCTCGGACCGCTCGGCGCTTCGGCCCGAGAAGGTGCGGGTGCTGTTCCAGGTGGAGCAGGAGATCCGTCTCGATTCGGTGCTGTCGGGCGAGACGATCACGCAGGACCAGCGCTACCTCCAGAACGTCGCGCCGATCCCCGACCCGACGCTGGTGGTCGGAGGCGTGACGAAGGTGAGCGGCACCTACGAGGTGCTGGACGATGCGCGGATGTTCGCGGCGTGGAACGCTGACAAGGGCAACGCGGCGATCCCCGACATCTCGGATGCGACGCTGCGCGAGTTCTGGGTGAGCGGGTTCCCGGAGGCGTACTGGGCGAGCCTGGGCGAACTGGCCCCGAGCGCGAACTGGGTCGAGCGCATCGCCTGCTGCCGGGCGCACTACTCGCAGACGTTCCGCATCAACCGCCGCTGGGTGGATCGGGTCTACCAGTTCCGGCCGTACCGCGTGAGCATCATCGACCAAGAGAACGGCCTGTTCGCCCGCGCGCAGGCGTACACCGGCTACTGCATCGTGGCCAGCACGAAGGGTTTGCTGAGCGATCCGGCGAAGCAGTATTGGATGCTGAACGTTGACGGGTCGCTGGCGATCGGCGAGGCGTTGAGCAACGGCAGCGTCGCGCCGTGCCTGGTCGAGATCGTGGACCCGGAGACGGGGATCATCCGGCTCGACTACCAGACGGACCTTCTCGGCCACTACCGGCAGATCATCCCGCGCATGGTCGAGAACGTCCCGACCGCCGATCCGTCCAAGGCTGGGGCGCTCGTCCCGCTCATGGCAGACGGGTCGGTCTACGATGGCGACGTGGGGGTGACGCTCAAGGCCGACAACCGGGTGACGATCGTTCTCACGGCGGTCCCGGCGGCGCCGAACGGGAAGGGGCAGTTCAAGGCGATCGAGGTGAAGGCCGAGGACGCCATCGCGATGCTCCCGGGCGGGGCTCGCGCCTACGCGCAGAAGTCGTCGGGGCCGGTGTGGGAGGTGCGGGTGGGCGGGCAGCTCGCCACGGCGCGCTACGCATGGTCGGATGCGCTGTCGGCGCAGATCGAGCGGTCCTTCGGCGTCGGGGCCCCGGTGAGCCAGTCGGACGATGATCAGAGGGCGGCGCTGGACCCGTTGCTGTGCAACAAGGCCGAGATGGAGTCGCTGGCGAAGGCGATGGCGGCGAGCGTCTACGCCGGGCTGCTGGACTCGTGGGTCGGGGATCACGTCATGGACCTCGACCCCGGGGTGGTGCCCACCGGGACGATCCGGCAGGTGTCGCACACGATCAGCACGACGGGGGTCACGGCTACGGCGGTGATGATGCGCGGCGACGGGGTGGCGTATGATCCGATGGCGATGCTCCCCGACTCGGCACGTCGTCTGTTCCTCCGCACGGTGCAGCCGTGAGCCGGGGGCGCGAGAACCAGCACTCCAGCGGCTACCTGGTCCTCCAGGACCACGATCCCTCGTGGCCGCTCACCACGCGCGAGTTCAAGGGCGCGGTCCGTGCGGTCGGGAAGGACAAGTACGGGCGTCGCCGCATGACGGCGGCGGGCGACATCCTGTGCGCGACGGACTGGGAGCCTGCGGGGCGCGAGATGCGTGGCTGGGCGATGGCGTGGCCGTCGATCAGCCTCGGGACGCGCGGGGATGCCGGCATCGGCCCCAGCGGCGCGGACGGCGACCCGAACGTGGGGGCGCCGGGTGGCAAGGGGCAGGGAGGCGCAGCGGGGGTTGCCGGTCCGGTGGCGGGCGTCAACCCGGACGGCACGCCCAACCTCGCGCTCGGTCGCAGCCTCGGGCGCACGCCGGGGACCAGCGTCGGGCTGAACGGGATCAGCGTCAGCCGGCAGAGCGTCGGCGGGCGCACGCGGACGACGATCGACCGTGGCGCGTCGGTGTTCACGTCGGGTCGGCTGGTGTGGACTGCCGCTAGCCGAGAGAGCCGGCGCGGCGTCACGAAGTACAGCAAGGAGTGGTGGCGCCAGCAGCGGGCCAACAAGAAGGCGGGCGGCGGTGCCGCTGGCGCTGCGGGTGCTGCTGGTGCTGGTGGCGCGGCTGGACCGTCCGGCAGCGGTGCTCGGCCCGCAGGCGCGGTGACGGGCGGAAAGGACTCGCAGATCGACCCGCGTTCGGTCGGCGTGATCCCGATTCTGGACGAGGGCCACGCGACCGATCAGCGCTTCGCCCCCAGCGGGTGCCTCATCCCGGACTACTGGCCGTCGTTCCCCGAGGGGATGGCCGGAATCCGTCTTGGAGGCACGGAGGAGCAGTCGCAGCAGGAGGTCTGGCTCCCGACCGATCCGCGCCTGTTCGCCGTGAACAGGAGCCCGCAGGGGATCATGGGCTCGCTGGTGTTCGACCTCGAGCCCGAGGGCAAGATCGCGGTGGGGCAGGGCGAGCCCGGCGTGGCGGGTCGCGGGGCGCGGCTCCAGACCATGATGCGGGTGGTGAGGCTGCCCGCCGATCCTGCCTACCTCGAGATTCAGACGACGCCGTGCGGGAACGCGGTGGCGTGGCAGGGGCGACGGACCGGGCAGGAGGGCTGGCCGGGGCTCGGCGCCTACACCACGATCACCGCCGTCAACACGACCACCAGGACCGAGCGTGACGGGTCCAGCGCGCCGATCAGCGGCACGCCGGCGCCTCCGAGCGCTGCGGACGGTCCGGCGGGAGCGTCGGCCGGGTTCGTGACCACCACGCGCAGCGGCGGGAAGCAGGACGTGTGCGCGTTCGCCGATCATACGGCGATGGGCCCGTTCCACGGCGGATTCGACGACGACAAGCACCGGATCGACCGGACGCTGGACGGCGAGCGGATGCACCCGGTCCACATCGGGGCGGGGACGTACTACGCGCTGGATCAGGACCGGGACGCGCCGCTCCTGTTCGAGACGCTGCCCTACAACGCCAACAAGTTCCCGATGCAGTCGAGGGTGCATCTCGTCTACGACCCGATGGACTCGCACCCGTTCTTCGGGGAGACGCGGGTGGGGATGTGGAAGTGGTACGCGGAGGTGCCGTTCCTGCCGAGCAGCGGGCCGCCGGGATCGCCGCCGCCGCCCAGCACGCCCGGTGAGCGCCCCCCCCGAATCCCGCCCATCACGCCCAGCGCGCCCGGTGATCCGCCGCGTGACCGGGTGATCCCGCCGCCGTTCTTCGGGCGTCCGCGATACCCGGGCGATCCTCCCCGGGCGAACGATCCGGAGGGGGTGCGCGAGGCCGGCTTCGATGGTGGCGGCCGGCACGTCTGGTCCCCGGACACATGGGGATTCGGGAGCATGGTGTTCCGGCCCCAACACTACGGGCGGGCGATGCCCGACCTGCGCGGCGGCCGGTACGCGCCCGCCGATGCTCAGGCCGAGGATTCGCGGCGCCCCGTCGTGCTGCGCGCCGAGGCGTGGGGCAAGCAGACCGCGAGGGGGTGGGACTACAGCCGACCCCCGGGAACCGGTAGGTACGCGGGGGGCGAGGCGGCCGGCGGAATGATGATGTTCAGCGGCCCGGTGGACATGGCCGACTCGGACTCGTCGTGGGAGCCTTCCGGGCGCAACACCCAGCGCGCCTACCTCGGGATGGGTCCGAACGTCGCGCTCGGGTTCGGGACGCCGGACACGGCCACCGGGGACATGGCGAGCCGGTCCTTCCGC